AAGACAACCGCGTCGCCCTCTTCGTCGGTGATCACCGGTATCGCTTGCCTGGAAAGAAACATCGCTACACCTCCCTTGATAGGGAAAGGGGCGGGTTTGCTCCGCCCCTGTTGTGGTTTTATTTATGCCGTTGCCGGCAGCGCAAGAACTGTTACGGATATTCCGCCAGCTCCTGTCCCGGTTGCCGCAGTTCCGGTCACTAGTAGAGCCTTTTCCTCCGTCAGGCTCCCAGCATAGACAAACATGTCACCTGCTGTTGCCGTGTCAAGACCGGATACAAACTTTGCCGGGGTGTCGGTCTCTCCGATGCTGAACGAAGGCTTTGCGCCATCGCCTGCATCAAAAGTCTCATCAACAAGAACCACGATCAGAACCGCCCTTGCCCCTTCGCCACTCCCGTTTGCTGCCAACAGCGTCTGCGCCCCATCGGTTGTCTTGGCATAGGCCGCAGATGCGCCAAGTCCCACCGCAAGAAGGGAGGCAAGCCCCGCACCGTTGGCCAGTTTTGAAGCCTCAATGCCTCCGGCAAGCATGGCATTGGTGACTTTTTCACTTCCGATTGTCGTCACGCCATCCCTGTCAACGGTAACGTCGCCGGACAGTGTCTTCTCTGCCGCGGCGCCGTCTTCACCACCGATAAAAACCTTACCATCGGCAATGGCCGTCTTGGCTGCTGTAACTTTCTTTGCGCCTATTGTGACAACACCAGCATTGGAAATGGTCGCGTCGCCAGACATATCAGCAGCGGCAGCTTTCCCGGACGCATTCCCGACTAGTATCTTCGCACTGGCAAGAGCCATGTCTGGGGCTTCAAGAGCACCGTCAGCAATGGAGAGGATTCCCCCGCTTTCAATCTCTAGAGTGCCCCCGCTTTCAATGGTGATCTTACCCCCATCGGCTACGACCTGTTCATCTCCGCCCTGTTTCCTGTAAACCTTGGGCTGGTAACCCATCCATCATCATCCTTTCTCCGTTGGCTGCGGCAAGGGGCCTCCATAAGAAGACCCCTCACCTATCCCATCTAGGGAACGGAATCGACTATGCGGTACCCTCGTCAGGAGAGACGTGAGTCTCGCCTGTGAGAGTCCCGCTTACTGCGTGAACCTGCGGAGCCTTCCTGGGACCGTACTTGATGGCCCAGATCTCACCCAGGGTAGAAGACGTGCCGCGCGAGACATACAGTCTCACATAGCGTTTGGTGGGTTTGAAGATATCAACGTAAACTGCCTCGTTGCTGGGATCTGCGCCGGACACCACGCTTGAGCCCTCGAGATCTGCGGCATCAGATAGATCGCTCTCTTCGCCCTGCTGGACTTTGACGGAGTTGTTGGCTGCGGCAGTTCCGAAACGGGTCAGAAAAAGCACACCATCGTAGCCGCTCATGTCTATGACGTCAGACTCTACCGCAGAGGTGGCGGCGGTTTGCGCCGCTTTCGCGAGCTCTATCTTGCTGTTCTGGCTAAGTTCCTTCATCGATACCCCTCCTTGTCCTTTCTTCGCCGACAAAAAGAAAAGGGGAACCGCTGAACGGCCCCCCTTTTACAATTTGTCCTCGGCCTCAACTAGGCCAGCTTCACCCGCGCAAAGGCGTTGGCCAGAACGGGCATGCCGTCAGACCAGGCCCTGCCGATGAACCCGACCTGATGGGTCTTTGCGAGAAGCTCCACAAGCCTCTGGATCTCCATCCCGAACATGTCGGCGATCCAGTAATACTGGAAATTGCCCAGTATTCCCACATAGGATCCCGAGGTGAAGGTGTTGGGCACGAATTCCGACTCGTGGACGGGAATGTTGAGGATCTTGTCGGGATCGCCCTCGGTGATCCCCGGACGCCATAGGTACTGTCCGTCGCCGTCCTTGAGACGGGAGATCATGCTTATCGCGTCGCGGTGGAAGATCCAGTTTGCCCCTCTGCGATAGCCTTCCTTGAGGGCATACTTGACATGCCTCAGGTTGTCCGCGCCAATGGCGGTTTGCGTGTTCCCCGTGGATACATCGCGGGCTACGGGGATCCCGTCATCGGAAGCCTGGAAAACGCCCAGGGGCTTATTGTTCCCGTCGCCCAGGAGATAGGCTTTTTCCATGGTGATGCCGAACTTGACGCCGAGTCGTTCGCGCACGAGCTGCTCGGCCGAAATGGCGCCAACCCGCAAAAGCTTGATTGACACCGGGACCATCTTGGAAAGCATCTGGGGCTGAAGCGCCCTTTTCCCAAGGAGAAGCCCCGTATCATCGGTCACCTCCTGGATCTCCGTGGTCCAGTCCGCATCGTCTACGTCGCCCTCAAGCGCCGGCACCCCGAGGGAATCCGACGTGGTCAGGGTGAACTTCCTGGCAAGCGCGCGGATAAAGACCTTGTCGTCGATCTCCTTGATCAGTTCCCGGACGAACTCCTCGGGAGCCACCAGGAACCCGCCAGCCGGATCCGAGTCGGCCTGAAGTGCACGGTACTCTTCGGGGATCCTCCCCGTGAGGAGGAACGAACGGAACGCTGCGTTATGGAGCTCCTTCTTGCGCGCCTCGGGATCCTTCTCGTTTACGTTGGGTTTGACGGGCTCATTGTTCACCCGCGCCATGTTGCGCTCTTCATCGAGAAGGGCTTCCTCCCGCTCGATCTTGCTCTTGAGTTTCGCGGAATCGTCAAAGATCTTCTGGTAGCGGGCCTCTTCCTCTGCGGAGAGATCCCTCTTTTCCTGTTCCGCCATGTCGACCAGATCTCTGGCCTCCTTGATGAGTTTTGCCCTTTCCTGTTTCCATTCCAGAATTCTCTTCATGCTTTTCCCCTCCCTGATCAGATCTCGTTTTCCAGCAGGTCGAGCCTGCGTTTCAGCACCAGGATCCTGGACTGAGCCTCCGCCTCCAGCGCGGGGGCCTCCAGTTCCTGGATCTTTTCCTGGAACAGTGTCTGGGCGGATCGCACGCTCGCGGTAGTGTCCTTGTAGGCAGGATATGTCACCAGCGACACGTCGAAGAGCTCTACCTCCTCGAGGGTCCTGACTATCTCCCCGTCCTCCTTCCGCCAGTTGTCGGTTACGACGTAAAAGCCAAAGCTGCACTGGTCTATATCGCCCCGCCTGACGCTTTCCGCCAAATCTTTTGCAAAACTTGTATCGGGCAGTTCACACCGGAAATGAAGCCCCCGGTCGTCTTCGTTAAGGGATAAAGTATTTGCCTTGAGCCGCCCTAACACGTGATCCGAGTTGTGATTGAAGAGGAACCGTATATCGTCTTCTTTTATCGTTTTGGCAAAGGCCCCCTTCGCAATGCGCTCACGGAATCCCCACAGTTCCTCTGATAACGTATCGAAAACAGCGGCATACCCCTCCAGCACTGGAGTTTCGCTCTCGACGCTGCGCAATTCCGTTATTGCCCTACGCTCCAGCACTTTATCCATCCGCAGCACCCCCTTCCCCTGCCTGTGATATGGGAACCATGTTCCCGTTGATCAGATAATCGTCCCCGCCCAATTCCTTCGGGATCGGGTTCATGTTCTCCAGTTCCCGGATATCATTTGCACTGAGCCACCCGTCATTCCTTCCGGCCTTGAAGTATTCGGCGCGGCTCTTCACGTCTCCGCGCAAAAGCCCCTCAAGAACGAACTCCACGAAAAACAGATTCTTGTCCGGAGCCGGGATCAGCACTCTTCGGATCTGTTGTTCCCAGTTGACTACTCTTGGTCTGATGCAATCCTGGACATACTCGATCCCCTGGTGCTCGTTGTTGTTGTTCGTACTTCTCCCCAGGTCGGCGATCTTATGAGGCGGAACCCCGAAAAACCTTGCAACCTCCTCCACCTGGTATTTCCTGGTTTCCAAGAACTGGGCGTTATCATTGGGGATGGTCACCTGGTGGAACTTGAGCCCCTGTTCCAGGAACAGGATCCGGTGGGCCTTCCCCAACCCCTGGTATTTCTCGTTGAAGTCGCGCTTGAAATCCTCCAGCGCCTTATCCGTCAGCTTGCCCGGCATTTCGACGATCCCTGAAGCCACGGCCCCGTTCCCGAAGAATGCCGCTCCGTAACCTTCTGCAGCCAGGGCCAGAGCCACTATCTCCCGGGCATGCACCAGGGGTTGGAAACCCTGGATCCCGTTGTCACTCAATGCGCGAATGTGCAGCATGTCGACGGCCCATATATCCCTGGGGGGGCCGTCCGGGACCGAAACTTCATAAAAGAGCCGCTTCTGTCTGTCCCTTCGGGCTCTTACCAACTGGGGCGGGATGGGCCAGAGCTCTATCGCGTATCCCCTTCCGTCCCGCAAGATCTCGGCATAGCAGTTGCCGTAAAGATCCAGCTGTGATTGCAGGACCTTCCGGAAATCGAAGCTGCTCATCTCCGGGTTGGGTTCGTATGCAAGCAGGTCATAGAGATGGTGATCGTGAGCCCTCTCTTTTCCCCTGGGGATCAGCCTTCTGTAGGTCGGGAGCGGAAGCGAAGCGATGGTGTTCGAGATAAGGTTCACGCACGCAAAGACGGCAGACACTTTAAGCATGTCCTCTTCAGATACCATCAGTCCGGAAGGAGAATCCCTTCCTCCGCCGAACCATCTGACCAGCCAAGACGCGGGCTCCTTAAGCGTCGTTTTGCTGCGCAGATAGCGGGTAAATTTTTTTACTACATTCACTCTCGCGCCCCCTTCCTAGATGGCCGCAACACCTCTGGTCTCATAAACCGACTCCTCTATATCCGCTTCGGACAGCGACCCCTTAAGCGCCATGATCAGTGCCACGGCTGCGTCGATGCGCTCCTTGCTCTTCGACTTGTCCGGCTTGATGTTCTCCGCCGGATCCGACACGGTCATAACGTTGTCGATACACCATCCCAGCACGGGATTGCCGTTGTGCCTCAGTTTGCCCCCGAGGACCAGCTTCTCCAGTTCCTTCGTCGGGGGGCTCATCGTCTTGAACCCCTGTCGGCACTCCTTGACCGGTACCCCATCCCCTTCCAGATCTATCGCCCATTTGGTTGCGTTCCAGGGGTCGAACTCCACCCACTGCAGGAGGGGGAACTCGGTCTTGATCTCATCGCGGATCTTCATCCGGATGAGGTCATGGTCAATGACATTGCCTTCTGTGGCTTCAAGCCACCCCTGGTCGCGCCAGAGGCCATAGGGAACCCCGTCATCACGGGACCTCTTCTCGATGTTCTCCCCCGGTACCCAGGTCCAGACAAGGACATCGATGAACCCGTCGGGATCCGGCTCAAAGGCCAGCGCACAGGCTGTCAGGTCCGTCGTGGAAGAAAGGTCCACCCCGGCCCAGCAGCGCCGCCGTGCCATGGCCTCAAGGTCCTGGGCACCTTTACACTTCTTCCAGGCATCCGAATCCAGGAACTGGGTCTCCGCAGAAGTCCAGATGTTCAGCCGGTATCGCTTGAAGGCGTTCTGTTTCCTGGGCGACGCCTTTGCCTCCCGGCATTCGGCAGCAAAGGCCGTCTCGTCGATGGTCACCCCCAGCGATGGATTAGCCTTTCTCCAGACGGCTGGATCAGTCCAGTCATCGTCCTTGTCTGCCGCCCGAATGTAGGCGAAAAAGTTCTCGTCCTCGATGACTCCCTTGAGGACCTTTTCGGCGTACTCGTGCTGTTCCCAGCAAATACTCTGCCTGTCAAAGCCGGCGGTCGTGATCGAAACCAGAAGCGACTGTCTTCTCGCAGAACCGCCGTAGCGGAGCGTGTCCCACAATGCCCTGGTCTTCTGGGCATGGAGCTCGTCAAAGAGCAGGCCGTGAATGTTGTAGCCTTCCTTGGTGTAGGCGTCAGCGGAGATCACCCTGTAGAAGCTGTTCATGGCGGGGTAGAGAATGTTCTTCCTCGACGGCAGGATCTTCAGGCGCTTCCTCAGCGCCGGGGAACTCTGGGCCATTGTCTCCGCTTCCCTGTAGACGATGCTGGCCTGGTCGATGTCGGCAGCTGCCGAATACACCTCCGCGCCGGGCTCGTCATCCTTCGTCAGAAGATAGAGCCCCATGCCTGCACAAAGCGTTGACTTCCCGTTCTTTTTGGGCACCTCGATATATGCCACCCGGAACCGACGGAAGCCGTTCCGCTGCTTCCACCCGAAAAGAGGGAACAGGATATCCTCCCGCTGCCAGGGGAGCGGAACAAACGGCTGCCCTGACCACTGGCCCTTCGAGTGGCGCAGGAACTTCTCAAAGAACGTGCAGACCCGTTCCCCCGCCTGGACATCAAAAAAGCAGCCCTTCAGGACTGCCTTTTCGTCTGCTTCTGACCTTATCCACTGCGCCCAGCCTTCATCCCTAGCCGTCTTTAAAAGCTCTTTCAGTCTTCCCCGCGCAGGTGCGCGCCGTCTAGAGGGCGTCAAAGCCATCATCTCCGGCTGGCTGCGGTATGGAGATCCGCGTCCGGCTTGCCGGCGTGAAGCCGAAAACCGCCAGGGCCTCCATCATGAGCTTCTGGTGCTTCGCCGCGATCTTGACCTCCGGCCGCTCGGTAATGTATTCGTAGCCGCCCTTGGTGACTCCGGTATAGGTTGTGCCCTCTTCCCGGATCGTCTGGACGGCCTGCTTCCAGATGGCATAGCTCTCGCAGAGGGTTTCCATTGCGGTTCTGTCCACCAGCTGCAACAGGCCCGGTATCTCCAGCAGCTGAGGCACCAGGTGCTTCCAAAGTTTCTTCCCTTCCCTGGAGAGCCATGTCGGCGGCTTCGCGGATAACCCCTCGCGAAACTTGACCTCTACAGCAATCGGGCGTTTCCCCGGGTTGTTCTCAAGAGCCTTCACTATTGACGGTTTGGGCGGCCTCCCTGGACTGCCCATTTTAATCCCTCCCAAAACTACTTCTATCCGCGCGCGCGTGACCCCTAGTCCGGATTTCGCGGATTTGGACA